GATTATTATGGATCATGAAATTTATCTTGGCAATCCCAATCTAAAAAAAGCAAATACTCTTGTTGAATTTGATCAAGAGCAGATTATTGAATATGTAAGATGTAAAAATAACCCCGTTTATTTTGCCAAAAATCATGTAAAGATTGTTACTCTTGATGAAGGATTAAAAAGTTTTGAACCTTATGATTTTCAAGAGAAATTAATTAAGAATTTCCATGACAGTAGATTTAATATTTGTAAGATGCCTCGTCAGACAGGTAAGTCTACAACTGTTATATCTTATTTGTTGCACTATCTCCTTTTTAATGATAGTGTAAACATTGGTATTCTTGCCAACAAAGCAGCAACTGCCAGGGAATTACTTGGTCGTTTACAGACTGCATACGAAAATGTCCCTAAGTGGATGCAACAAGGAGTTTTATCGTGGAACCGAGGATCACTGGAGTTAGAAAATGGCAGTAAGATATTGGCAGCTTCTACATCTGCAAGTGCTGTCCGAGGTATGTCGTTTAACATCCTCTTCCTCGATGAATTTGCGTTCGTTCCAAACCATATTGCGGACGCATTCTTTAGTTCCGTTTATCCTACTATTACTTCTGGTAAATCAACGAAAGTCATAATAGTTTCAACGCCACATGGTATGAATCATTTCTACCGTATGTGGCATGATGCAGAAAGACAAAAGAATGAATATGTCCCTACAGATGTTCATTGGTCAGAAGTTCCAGGAAGGGATGAGAAGTGGAGGTTGCAAACAATTGCCAACACTTCAGAACAACAATTTAAGGTTGAGTTTGAATGCGAATTCTTAGGATCGGTTGATACTCTTATTGCACCCAGTAAATTAAGAACTTTAGTATATGAAAATCCTAAAAATAGAAGTGCTGGATTAGATGTTTATGAAGAACCTGAAAAGGGTCATGATTATATCTGTACAGTAGACGTTGCGCGTGGAGTAGTTAAAGATTATTCTGCATTTGTAATGATTGATATAACTACTTTCCCACATAAGGTAGTGGCAAAGTATAGGAATAATGAAATTAAACCAATGTTATTTCCTAATATAATATATCAAATTGCAACCAAGTATAATAAAGCATTTATTCTCTGTGAGGTTAATGATGTTGGAGATCAAGTAGCATCTATTTTAAATTACGATCTTGAATATGTAAATCTTCTTATGGCATCTATGAGAGGACGTGCAGGACAAGTTGTAGGTCAAGGATTCTCTGGTAAGAAAACTCAACTTGGAGTTAAGATGTCTAAGACCGTTAAGAAGGTTGGTGCTCTTAATTTAAAGACTATAATTGAAGCTGATAAGTTAACATTTTGTGACTATGATATATTAAGTGAATTAACTACCTTTATTCAAAAGAGTAATTCATTTGAAGCAGAAGAAGGATGTAATGATGACCTTGCAATGTGTTTGGTAATATATGCATGGTTAGTTGCACAAGATTACTTTAAAGAACTTACTGATCAGGATGTAAGAAAGAGATTATATGAAGAACAGAAAAATCAGATAGAACAGGATATGGCACCGTTTGGATTTATGTCAGATGGGTTAGATGATACTAGTTTTGTTGATGATGAAGGAGATAGATGGCATACGGATGAATATGGGGACAGATCTTACATGTGGGAGTATATGTAAACATCCAAAACAATAAATATTTCCAGAGAAACTGAGACTCGGAGACAAAAAACATGGCGACTCCTCAATTATCTCCCGGAGTATTAACACGGGAAGTTGATTTAACTGTCGGGAGAGCTGATAACGTATTAGACAACATTGGTGCTATTGCAGGTCCTTTTGAGATCGGACCGGTAGATCAAGTTACGGATATCGCCACAGAACAGGCATTAATTAATACATTCGGAAAACCGATATCTACTGATGCTCAGTATGAATATTGGATGAGTGGGTCTTCATTCCTCTCTTACGGTGGTGTTCTTAAAATCGTTAGGTGCGATGGAACTTCACTAAATTGCTCCAATGCAGGTGTAGGTGCTACTACTGCATCAAGTGTAAAGATTAAGAATTTCGATGATTACGAAGCAAATTGGGATTCTGCTACTAACTTTACATTTGCATCTAAGAACCCTGGTCCATGGGCAAACGAATTAAAAATTTGTTACATTGATGACTTTGCTGATCAGACTCTGGGTGTCACAACTAATAATCTCAGTAATATTGGTGCTCAAGTTGGTTGGGGTATTACTACACCTTTAGAGAATATTACTCTCGCGGGTGTTGGTACAACCAGTTCATTTAATGGATTTATAAAAGGTATCATTACTGGTGTTACTACAGATACTAGTGATAGTAAGAGTACTATTGATGTTAAGATTGTTTCTCGCGTAGAAGTCTCCGGTGCGGGAAGAACAGAAACTAGGATTTCTTATGGTATAGGAAACTCACTCAATTCATTTGAGGTAGATGATAAACTTTCCTTTAGTCCAAGTACAGGTGTTACTACTGCTTTGTATAGAGCAGATGGTGGTGTAGGATTTGCATGTTCTACCGCAGTTGACTGGTACGATCAACAAACTTTGGGATTAACTAATTCCACTGTTTATTGGAAGTCTATTGCTCGTAGACCAGTAACTAGCTCTTATGCAAGTGTTAGAAACTCTTATAATGATGCATTAAACATTGCTATTGTTGATGATACTGGTAATGTAACTGGTATTCAAGGAAATATCCTTGAGAAGCATGTAGGCCTCTCTAAAGCCATAGATGCTATTTCTGCAGTTAATTCTCCACAAAGAATATGGTATAAAGATTATCTAGCACTAAATTCAGAGTATCTTTATGCTGGTTATAACATTTCACAAGCAAGTGATGCTACATGGTCAACAACTCCAACTGTAACTGGATTCCAGACTTACAGTGGTGTTCGGGCCGCATCCTTTAATCCACTTTCTACGACTGCTGGTTTGTGGGGTCAAGATGCTCAAGGGGTTACCTTTACGGTTGTTGGTAATACAACTTATACCCTTAACGGTGGTGTAGGATATACAACTGCTGCTGATTACAATCCTACCGGGATGAAAGCAGAGTTGGGAGATTTAATTACTGCTTATGACCTCTTCTCAAATAGTGATGAGGTTGAAGTAGATTATATACTTGGTGGTCCTTCTTTGGGTGGATTTGCTGAATCACAAGCAAAAGCAAACAAATTAATCTCTATTGCTTCTAATAGAAAAGATTGTGTTGCGGTTATTTCACCTTATAGATTAGGTGTTGTTAATCTAACTAATACAACAACTCAAACAAATAACATTCTTGAGTTCTTTGCACCACTTACATCTTCATCTTATGCAATCTTTGATAGTGGTTATAAGTACACCTATGATAGATTTAATAACAAATTCCGTTACATTCCATGTAATGGTGACATAGCAGGACTGATGACAAGAACTGCTATCAACTCCTTCCCATGGTTCTCACCTGCGGGACAACAAAGAGGATTGTTGAATAATGCAATTAAACTTGCATACAACCCATCTAAATCACAAAGAGATCTTCTCTATCCTGAAAGAATTAATCCAATCATTAATCAGCAAGGAACTGGTGTAATGCTATTTGGTGATAAGACGGGTCTTGCTTATCCATCTGCGTTTGATCGGATTAACGTTCGTAGATTGTTCCTTACTGTGGAGCAAGCACTTGAAAGATCTGCTCAAGCACAATTGTTTGAACTTAACGATCAGACTACGAGAGCAAACTTCGTTAACATTGTTGAACCTTATCTACGCGATATTCAGGCAAAGAGAGGTGTTTATGACTTCCAGGTAATCTGTGATGAATCCAACAATACTCCTGATGTAATTGATAACAATGAATTCAGGGCTGATATATTCCTGAAGCCAACTAAATCAATTAACTACATTACACTAACATTTGTTGCTACCAGAACAGGTGTTGCCTTTGAAGAAGTGACTGGTAAAGTTTAAATTATAATGTCTTATTAATTCCATAGGAGGAAACATTAAATGTCCACACTCAGAACAATCAGTGCTTTTAAGTCGAAGCTTACAGGTGGCGGTGCAAGGCCCAATCTGTTTGAGGTAGAAATTCCCTCATTCCCTATTGCGGCAGGTACTAACACTTGGAGAACCGGCGATAATCAAGAAGCAGACACCTTTAAGTTTTTATGTAAAGCAGCAACATTGCCTGCTTCTAATATCACTCCAGTTGAAATACCCTTTAGAGGTCGTATTTTAAAAGTTGCGGGAGATAGAACCTTTGATAACTGGCAAATTACAGTTATTAATGATGAGAATTTCATCATCCGTAATGCTTTTGAAACCTGGATGCAGGGTATTAGTAAGAACAGTAACGCTACAGGTGCTGTTGATCCCACTTCATATATGACTTATGCGTTAGTTCATCAGCTAGGAAGAGGTGCTGATAACGGATCTAACTCACAAACTGCTTCACAATCAGTTAGTGGAGTTTCTGTTACACCACTTAAGACTTATACTTTCTTTGATATATTCCCAACTACAGTCTCTGCAATTGATCTTTCTTACGAGAATGCAGATGCAATTGAAGAGTTTACTGTAGATTTCCAAGTTCAATACTGGGAACCAGGGGCATATACTAAAGATTCCGCCTAATTTTAGCGAGCTAAATACTAACATAAAGAACTAGTATAATAAATTATGGCTCGCCTTTTTGGATTCTCGATTGAGGATACTGAACCGCAATCTCCAAATGTTGTCTCACCTGTTCCTCCTAGCAGTGATGATGGCAATGACCACTATTTAAGTAGTGGATTTTTTGGTTCATATGTTGATATTGAGGGCGTTTATAAAACAGAATTTGATCTTATAAAAAGATATCGTGAAATGGCACTTCACCCAGAGTGCGATAGTGCCATTGAAGATATAGTAAATGAGGCAATTGTTGCTGATAGCAACGATAGTCCGGTCAAGATAGATCTTGATAATTTAAATGCCAGTGATGGTATTAAAGATAAGATAAGAGAAGCATTTAAATATACACTTGAACTCTTAGATTTTGATCGTAAAGCACACGAAATCTATAGGAATTGGTATATTGATGGGAGATTATACTATAATAAAGTAATCGATATTAAAAAACCGCAGGAAGGAATACAGGAATTGCGGTATATTGATGCATTAAAAATGCGTTATGTACGCAAACAAAAGAAGGATCCCAAAGATAAGTACCGTCTGTCTAATATGAATTCTGATAATCCAATGGATTATGAGATGCCTGAAATGGAGGAATTTTTCATCTTTAATCCAAAGATGACTTATCCCACTACCAGTCCTGCTGCAATGGGTGGTCAATCTGGAATCAAGATGACAAAGGATTCCATCACTTATGTTACTTCTGGTTTAGTAGATAGAAATAAGGGATCAACCCTTTCATATCTTCATAAAGCAATTAAATCACTCAATCAATTACGTATGATTGAGGATAGTTTGGTTATTTACAGACTATCAAGAGCACCAGAACGTAGAATTTTCTATATTGATGTTGGTAATTTGCCTAAAGTTAAGGCAGAACAATACCTGCGTGATGTTATGATGAGGTATCGTAACAAGCTTGTATATAATGCTGATACTGGAGAGATACGTGATGACAAAAAATACATGTCAATGCTTGAGGATTTCTGGTTGCCAAGAAGAGAGGGCGGCCGGGGAACCGAGATCTCCACGTTGCCAGGAGGTCAGAACCTTGGAGAAATTACTGATATTGAATACTTTAAGAAGAAATTATTCAAATCACTTAATGTTCCTATTTCCAGAATTGAAGGAGACGGTGGGTTTAACTTGGGAAGATCTTCTGAGATCTTAAGAGACGAAGTTAAGTTCAGTAAGTTTGTTGCACGTTTGAGAAAGAGATTCTCTTACATGTTTAATGACATACTGAAGACCCAATTACTCCTAACGAATATAATTACTCCTGAAGATTGGAATATAATGGAGGAGCATATTCAGTATGACTTCCTTTATGATAACCATTTCTCAGAGTTAAAGGATGCAGAGTTGTTCAATGAAAGGTTAGCAATGGTAGCTGTTGCCGAACCTTATGTTGGCAAATACTTCTCCCAAGAGTATGTAAGACGCAAAGTTTTACGTCAAACTACAGAAGATATTAGAGATCAAGATAAGCTTATCGACCAAGAAATTAAGGATGGTATTATTCCTGATCCTGCAGATATGATGCTTGATCCAGAAGGTGGTGGTGGATTGTTACCTCCACCTCCTCCAGAAGAAGAAGTACCTGGTGCTGTTGGCGCAGCTACAGATGCTAATCAAGCAACAGTAAAGGCAGAATTAGACAAACCTAAGGCACCACCCAAAGGCGGGGTTATCTAAATGCCAGAGGAAAACGGCTTAAAGCATGACGTTTATTCTCAGACACATGAAGATGGATTTGATTGGAGTAAATGGAATAAGTTTGATAAGGAGTGGTGGGTCCAATTAAAACTGGATGCTAAAGAAGTCAGATTACTTTATAGTATGGTTTCTTTTTACCTTAGTAATTATTCCGGTGCTCCTGGAAGACCTCCTGATGAAGAACATTATTTAAAATTTTTGAAAGGAGAGCTTTATAAAATGATCCAGGATTATAATTTTACACACAACAATAGTTGATAGTTTATAAATACTAGGGACTCATACACAATATATGGTATTGAACAATGGATGAACTTATGGATATGATGGTGGATGATGCGTCTGCATCACAAATCAGTGATAAATTGAAGGATTTACTTTATACTAAGTCTGCAGAAAGAGTCGATGCATTTCGTCCTACTGCTGCTAGTTCTGTATTTGGTGATAATGAGGTAGAAGGGGATGAGGTAGAATCGGAAACAGAAGCGGAAACAGAAACGGAAGTAGAAGCACAAGCAGAAACTGAAGTAGAAGATGAAGTTGATGTATCTACTGCAAAACTCTTCTAAATAAAGGTAAATGAACTTATGGAACTATAATGGCATATAGATCAGTTGGGGTAGGAACCTCAGTATCAATTCCCAATCCAGAAGCTGCTGCAGTTCAGACTGATTATTTTGACGTGCAAACTGAAACTATTCGTATTAATGCGGTAGGTGCTGATTGTCATGTTGCGGTAGGAAATACTCCTGCAGCAACTAAAACGAATCTTTATATTCCATCTGGTGGAACCATGAGTTTAGGGATGACGAAAGCATCTCAAAGAGTAGTAGGAATTACTACTGGCACAACTGAAACTATTCTTAAATTCCCAGAAGGGCAGCAATGTCCGTTTGGAACAGGGAATTACATTTCTGTTGAAACTAGTGATAGTTATGCAGGAATTACTTCATATCTACAACACAAACGTGTTATTTCTGTAAATACCACAGCAGGTATTGAGGGTTACTTTATGACTCAATGTACTGTTGCTGCTGATACACAGAAAATAATTGAATCAGATTTAGACTTTACAGATGCTCGTGCTATTGCATCTCATAGAGTTTCAGTGATAGGAGCTTCCGGAGCACATAATCTTGCCGGAGGACACATACATTGTCATCAAGTTCAAATTACAGGCGAAGGCTGATGAAACTGATTACGGAAGAAATCGAACAGGTAGAATTTATCGTTGAAAATCGCAACGGTAAAAAATCTCTTTATATTGAAGGGG